ATGTTTTTAGACCTGAGATGAAATCTTCAGCGATTTCGCCTTTGAGACCACGCTCAAGAGCAAGTTCGTTTTCTTTCATCCACTCTTCAACAACATAGTTTAAGTAGTTATCTACTTTCTCTGTTAATGAAGCATGTACATCAGCAACTTCTTCGTTTAACTCTGTTTTATATTCTTCCTCTAATCTCTTGATTTCTTCTCTGATCTTAGATTTTACAGCAGTCTCAAAGATTGTTGCAGCTTTGGTTTTAAATTCTTCAGAAAGATTTGCGTCAGAACCTAAAAGAGCGTCAACGTGTTCTTTTACGTTTACAGACTTTAATCTCTCTTCAGTTTTAGCATCCTTTTCTTCTTCTTTATCGCCATGCATCTTTTCGGCATTATAAGCGGCATGTAGTTTTTCCATTTTGTCCTTAGACATCTTGTCCATACCGTTCATCATTTCTTTGTACATTTCATCTTTGGTTTTGTGCATTGATGCTTTCATGTACTGAGCATATAATTCAGCCATGTCGTCTTTTTTCATTAACTTCATTGCTTTGATCATACCCTCTTTCATCTTGCCGTGATCCATTTCCTTTAACTCATCTTCGTCTTCAGAATCCTTTTCAACGTCTTTCTCGTCTTCCTTTTCATCTTCTTCTTTGAGTTTTGGAGCTGCTTCTGGTTTACCTTCGCCCTTTTGAGCTTTATCACCAGAGACTTCTTTTGTGGATTTACCAGCAGCGACAGATGCATCACCCACTTCAGCAGGTTTTGCAGATTTATCTACTTTAGTTTGACCATCGGAAACAGTTTCACCTTTTTCAGCTGGAACTGCATTTTTCTTAGGAGCATCAGCACCATTGGCTTCTTCAAGTTCAGCCAAAACTTCCGCTTCTAATTCCTCAATGGTTTTGTCTAATTCATTAGCCATGGGGATCTCTCCTTTATTGTTATATTTATACTTCATTATTTATAAATTAAAGCATTTTAAGAAATTTCGCAAATTCTAATGCTGATTCCTTATCTTTTCTTGCTTTAACTCTTTCTTCAATTCTTTGTTTCATTTCAAACACTTGTGATTCAACAAGTGAACCGTGATCCCAAACCCACTCTTTTCCTTCCATAATTCCTTCAACGAAGGCGGAAGGTGCTGATGGGTCTGCCACAATGTCACCTGCTGTTGCAAGTTTGAAATCATCTCTCACATAGTTCACACCACCTTTTTGGTCTAAACTCCCCATACCTCTAGATGAAACACCTAATGTCGCACCCTCATCCATGAGAGATTTTACAATATTTCCCATAGGAGTTGACATTATCTTTGCTTCACCGACAAAGTTATCACCATCATTTTCTAATTTTGTGATCATGTGCGACACTCTGTCAAGATTTACTGTTGGCCCTTCTGGGTGTCCTAGTTCGCCAAATGCCCTATTCTTAGAGATAAAATCTGTATGATATTGCTTTACTTCTTTCATAAGAACTTCTTTTGGATAAACTCTACCATTTCTGTTCTTAATATTAGCTTGCATAAAGATACCACGAATTTTATATTCCTTCTTACCATCTTTTTCTTCGATAAGATAGTTTGAAGTACTAAAGTCGTTTGCTTCTGTAATAAGTTTAACTGTGTTCATATCTTACACCAGATTATCGTAACCCGATACCTTTCTTAATTTAATAATTACTGTTCCAACTGAAGCAGAACCGTTTGTTAATTTAATATCGCCTGTTACACCTGTTGATTCTGGGTTTGGAATAGACGGAAGATGTTGAGCACCTCCGTTGATTGCGCCACTTCCGTTTAATGATAATGCAACATCTGGTGTTGTCGCATCAAATAAAATATCTGTTTGTGATCCAACACTCCATTGACATGATACGATTGATAATCGTGGGTCTGTGGCAGCACCACTAAGTGTTGAAGCATCAACAATACTTGCCGCAGAATTTGTACCCGTAGTAGTAACTTTGACAACGGTTTCAAAATCTTTATCGCTTAATGTTACTGTATTGACTGCCATTTACTTCCCCTAGTTAAGTATATTCATTGCTTCTTGTTCAAAATAATCGTATAATTGTTTTTCCGATACTTTAAAACTTTTTGCAACATTTTTTATTGTTTTTTCAAAATTATTTAGGAAATTTGAGCCTTTAGTGTCAAGTTTTTGAAACAATTCATCAACTGCATTTTTCATTTTTGGTGTCAGTTTCCGATATGCTTTCGTTTTCTTGTGCTCATCTTTTTCAGATAAAGATGAATAAAGGTCATCAAATTTCTTACTCATCTGAATTTTCTGTTTCCTGTGTATCATCAGGCAAATGATTTTTTACAAATCCTTTTGCAACTTCCATTTTTTTAGTTTCAATGGCGTCTGCAACTTTTGCCTTCATTGTTTCTTTAAATGCATCCTCAGCATCAAGTGTTTTACTTTTTGATAATGCATCTACGATTTTATCACTGCTCATCTTCTACTCCTTCTGGCTCTGATTTTAATGGTTCGTTTGTAATACCATCGTTATCGCCAAGATTCAATCCACCGTCCTCTGGTTCAATACCAGATTCTTTATTGATTTGTTTTCTCATTTCTTCAATTTCATAATCTGTCATTTTAAGAACATTTTTTTGTACCCACTCTTTTGAAAAGAATGTTCCAATATATGATTCCACTTGACTTAAATTATCTAACTTTTCTTTAAGCATTTCTGCTTCTTTTAATTCAGCAAAGTGACCATCTTGCATGAAATCATATTGAATATGTTCTTTAATAGATTTCCACTCATTAATATTTATGACACCTTTTAAAACTAATTGTGTCTTCAAGATATCATTAAATAATGGTGTAAATTTCTTTCGTATTCTTTGTACAAACTTTGAGAACTTTAATTCGTCTCTAGTGATTTCTGTAGATCGACCAAGTGAAAAGTTTTGTTCTGCTTCTAATCTTGAAATAGGAACATTCAAGGAACGATATAATTTTCTTTGAAAATAAACAATATCATCAATCTCACCAAGATTTGATCCACCTGGTAATGTTGTTATTTCTGTTCCTCTTCCACCTTCTCTTCTTGGTAACCAGAAATCTTCTAACATTGACATATGATTTCTATCATCTCTAATCTCACCAGTCTTTGCATCATAAACAAGTTTGTTTCGATATCTGTTCATGACATCTCTTAAATATTGTTCTGCTTTTACTTTTGGTAAGTTTCCTACGTCAATGTAAAAAATTCTTCGTTCTGGTGCTCTTGAAATACGATATATGACAAGAGAATCTTCAATCATTCGTAATTGATTGACAGGTTTAATTGCTTTGTGTAAGTAAGATAAAACGTGGTTTTTATTTGCATCAATCAAACCAGATGGTACGTATGTTATCGCATCAGGCGAAATACGAACACCTTGCGTTGTCTGAACATTTACTCCTTTTTCGTTGTAAATATAATAGTCAACTTGTTTGCTTATTAAATCTGGTCCACGTCCTTTATTACTTTTTTTAACTTCTTTTACTTTTCTAATTTTTCTTGGATCGATATATCTTAATTCTTGAATACCGAGTTTTGGATTTTTTGTATCTATAACCTTATGATAATAAATTCTTCCGTCCACATACCAACGTCTAAAGATATCATGTCCTTTAGTATCAAAATCTAAAAGGGATAATGTTTCATCGAAACATTCTCTAATCTTATCTTTAACTACTTTTTTGTATGGGAGTTGATCTAAAATGATACTTATTGATTGATCTCTTTCATTGGAAACGATACCTTCGTTAACAATGTCTTCAATTGCACTATCACATTCAGGTTGTTGCGAAACATCACGATAACGTTTAATAAGGTCATATTCATTTCTATCTCTACCGTCTGTATCTAATACAGTTGCAAAGTGGCCTGCACCCGAGACTTCGACTGTACCGTCATCGGGTGAAGGCGATGTGAATTTTTCCTTACTATCGCTATCCTTGATTCTTTCGAACTTGAATCCGAATAATTCTGCCATAATATTATGCTCCTACTCTATTATTTATAGTAGGTAAATTAGAAGTTTACAGCACTTGCTTCAAAGTGTTGATATCTCCAAGTCACCTCAAATTCCTCAATCGCATTTGTTGTCTCATATGATAAGTCAATCTGTGCGATTGTTTGTGGGAATGCATTCCTAAAAATGTAAGTTTTAAGAACTGTATCATCTCTATCTAATTGCTCAACAGTTAAGTCTGCTTGATAATCAGTTGCAGCAGTAACACCTGTGTTTTCTGCTAAGTCGTTGATACCGTTCATCCACCTTTCAATTGCGTTTCTTACGTTGAAGTCTGTATCATTGATGAAAGTTGCAGTCCATGTTTCGAACTCTCTATCACCTGCGATGTAGATATTTCTACCTCTAAATGGTACAGGAATCTCACCAAGTGTTTGACCTGGTAAGTTTGAAGCCTTCGCTAAGAAAGATGCTTGTCTTACATTCAGTCCGATTGCGATACCAGTCGGTGGTGTAATAGTCACTCTAAACTGATTAGCACGTGAGCCGCCGCCTACAAGATTTGCTTTAAAATCGTCTATGTTTGCCATTATACTGCTCCTGCTACTTCAGTGAACGCTACACCAGTTCGTGTCGCTACGAAGTTTAAGTTGATAAAGTTAATTGATCTAGATGGTTTAACAAAAATGTCTGCGACAAATTCGTTTCTATCGATAACTTCACCAGTGTTATTTGTTCCGTCTGCTACTACTGAGAAGTCTGTAATACCTCTACGTCCTTGAATGTCACGTAAGAATGGTTCTACTAAACTTCTAAATTGTGCCCTTGTAAATTCATCGTTGAACTCAAAGAGTTGGAATTTAGCAGCAGTTGAAATTGCTTTTTCTAAAAGAATAAACAATCTTCTAACATTTATTCTATCAAATGCTGAAGGGGATGTCAATGCCGTTTTATCACCAAACAGAACAACACCTTGACCTGGTTGATTGATTACAGGATTAACACGACCTCTGTATAGTCTATCTCTTTCAGATTGATTTGGATTGTATGCTAATTTGATTGCACCTCTGATTCTTCCTCTGTTATATCCAGCAGGTGAGAAGAATGCATCTGCTACTTGATCAGTTCTAGCACATGTTCCAGCAACATCACCGTTTAATGGTACAAATCTAAATGTATCATTGTACTTATCATACATGTATTTGTATCCACTGTCTAGTACTAAGTAAGAGTTACTTGGTAAAGTTGCGGCATCATTTACAACAGCATCAGTTGCAGTTGTCGAATTTGTTGCTCCAACTACAGCACCACGTCTTGGTGATACAAATGCAATACAGTCTAATCTTCCTAATACAATATCACTCAACATTGTACCGTGAGTATCATAAGCAGCTTGTGTATCAGCAACGATTGATGATGGTCCACCTAGAATTAGATTTACATCTTCAACTGAAGCGTCTGCAAACTTTTCATATGCAGTTTGCATTTCAACAGCAGTTACAGCGTAATCATCTGTTCCACCTGTTAGTGAATCAACATTTGGTGTATTAACAGCAGTAAATGCAGTTGTACCAGACAAATCAGTACCCCAATTTGTACCAGCACTAATATGATCTGTCCAATAAATTTGTTGTGATTCTCTAAAGATAACATCTGGGTAATAGTTTGAGTTGCCTTGTGGATCTTTAGCATTTGGATGTTTTGACATAAATCCAAATAATTCAACGATTGCTTTACCTCGGTTTCCGTTTCCGTCAATACCGAATCCTGTTAATGTTGCGTCTTCGTCATAAACTACAACGTGTAATTCATCAGCTGTACCTTTTGCATTTGAAGATGCCCATGCTGATGTGCCGGGTGCTCTGTCGAAGTAATCATAGAATCTCCAACGTCTTTTGATGTATGCATCATCTGGTATCGCAGTCTTTAGACCTAATCCATTAACATCATCTTTTCTTTTAAATGTTAATAAATTAGTTGAAATTGCAGTTACTTCGTATTCGATACCCTCTTCACCTGAAACAGGTGTAGTTGCAGCTGCATCAGTGTAGAACGAAATCATGTCGCCTACGTTGAATGCATATCCTGCTGCATCAGCATCGTCAACTGTAATTGATGTGTCTCCTACAGCAGCTGAAGCGTCATTAACCTGGTTGTTTGCACCAAGCGCTTGTTCGTAAGCAGTTGCAGTTGCACAGATAGAAACGCCTAGGGAATTACCCCATGTTCCAGCTGTTCTTGCAGTCCACTCACCGTGAGAACCTTGTCCTGTTGAGAATGATGTTAGATAATGCTCATCATCTCTAATTAATATGCCACTATTTGCGCCAGCATTAGTAATACCAGATTCTGCTCTAACAACCTTTAGGGCATTTGCATAACCCAAGAAGTTTGCAGCAGTAAAGAAAGTTTCAAAGTTGCTTGCATTTGGTTTACCAAACACCTTTACTAATTCTTCTTCGGAACTAATTGTTGTAACGCTAGAAACAGGGCCTTTTGCGAATGGTCCAGCAATTGCGCCAATTGATGTTGCAACAGCGGGAACGACATTCGTTAAATCGATTTCATTTACCTGAACACCAGGTGAAACTAGAAATGCCATGGGTTGTCTCCTTTATTCAAAGATTTAATCTTATTTTTCGTATTATTTATAGAAATTAATTTTTCTACCTTGTTGTTTTTATATACTAAGTATATATAAATACAGATATGCAAACACATTATGAAAAATACAAAGAAACTATAAAAAAGGTTGCTAGAAGACATTATAATAAAAGAGTTTCTTGGTTGAATAATCATCTATCTGATAAATCATGTACAAACTGTGGTGAATCTGAAACAGTGTGTCTTAAATTTCATCCTCATGATTCTGAAATTCGTAAAAAGTCCAAAACTACTGCAATAAATGGCACTAGAGATGAGATATTGACACTTATCGATAATTCTAAAGTACTTTGTCATAATTGTTGGATTAAATTAGATAATGATCTAATAGAATTACTTTAATCATCCCATTTAGGTATATCGACAGTAGTCCAAACTTGTCCATATTCACTTGTTTCGTATGGATCATGTATTCCGTCATCAACAAATCCAAAAGGAGC